AACGCCGGAGAGAATCCTGAGCGATCATTCAATCGTCGACTTCAGAAGATCCCTGCGCGTGTTCAGCAGAAGGCGAACTCCTCGCAGGAGATCAAGTCGATTGCTTCGCACCCGGTATTAGATCTGCTGGCTCGGCCGAACAGTCTGCAACACAAGTACGAATTCCTGTACTTTACTGTGGCTAACCTTGAGATCGCCGGCAAAGTTTACTGGATCGTCGGCAAAGACGACGACAGCGACGAGGAGGCCATCTATGCCGTTCCGGTACATTGGATGGAGTACAAGTCGGACCAGAAGCTGTACAAGTTCAAGCCGCGGTCGGATGTCGAAGGCGTGGACGTGCCGGCTGAGTTCGTCACGCAGGCGTACTTTCCTAATCCGTCCGACCCTGGCAGTTGGTACAGCCCACTTGTGGCTTGCTTCTCTGCCGTGCGAATTGATCGGTATATCCAGGGTTCGCAGGACCAGACTTTTCAGCGAGGGATCCACCCGAATCTGATCGTGACAGTGGGTGCTGATCCTGGCACTGGAAAACGGCCACAATTGACTGGTGCTCAGAGGCGGCAGTTCATCCGTGCCATTCGGGAGGTCCTGAGCCAGACAGTCAACATAGGCGATCCAGTGATCCTGGATTCCTTAATCGAGTCTGTCCACAAGTTGCACCTGACGCCCCAAGAGATGGACTGGCCGGCGTCTGGCGAGATTGTCAAGAAGCGAATCTTTCAGACATATCGTGTCAATCCATACGTGGTTGGCGAGGTCACCGGCGTGAACAAAGCCCAGGCCGTCGTTGCCGAGCAGACGTTCAACACGCAAGTCGTGAACCCGATCGGAGGATCGGTAAGCGAGATGGCGACGGACTTCCTCGGGCCGCGATATGAGACACCGAAGCGGCTGCTGGTGTACCTCGAGCAAGCGATAACAGAGGACCCAGATCAACTGTTGCGGACATGGGCCACGCTACGTCGCAACGGCGATGTGACGCAGGACGAGATACGATCCGCTGTGCTAGGGCTCGCTCCTCTTGATCAACGTGACGACCAGAGCAACATCACGCAGCTTGTCGGTGGCTTCACCGGGGTGTTGAGTTTGCTGCAGCAAGTGAACTATGGATTGATTGGCATCGACCAGGCTATCGCGTTGCTGACGCGTTACTTGCGGATATCGGAAGAGGACGCCGTGGCGATCATTGGCAAACCAGTGATTCGCTTTCAGCAGCCGCCACAAGGGCAATTGTCGCTGCCGTCGCCAGTTGAGGCAAGCTTTGAATGGCAGTACAAAAAGCAGCATCCAGGCAACCCGAGCCATGAGCCAGCAGGCTCACCAGAAGGCGGACAATTCGCGGAAGGCGGTGGTGGGAGTGGAAGTGGAGGAGGATGGTCAGCTCCTTCCGGGGTTGCGAAGCTCAGCGGTCATGACAGTTATGCGAAGCCGGCCGAGAGAGAAAAAGCTGACGCAGTAGTGAATACACTATCGGGAGCTACTGAGAATCTCAAGAGCCGCTATAGCAAACTCAAGAATATGGAGATTCCGGAAGTCGAGATGCAGAATCTATCCAGTGTTAAGGCCGAATTCGTCACGGAGAAGAGCGGCGTCGCGGGGGCATACGAGCGGAGTAAAGGCAAGATAACACTGGCTGCCGACGAAGCATCAATGAATGAGAAGGACGCTGTCACGCTCGGAAGCTTTCGCGCGACGAGCGGAATGACTGGCACCTACCTTCATGAGGCTGGGCACCACGTATGGTATGGGCATACGACTGAGAAAGCCAAGAACGACATGGTCAAGATATTCCGAGACATGAAGAACAAGAAGAACTTCCCCAGTTCCTATGCCTCTACGAGCAAAGAGGAACTGTTCGCAGAGGGCTTTGCGGTGTATACGCACCCGTCATATAGAGGGCAACTTCCAAAGCCACTGCATGATTTTTACGAAGGCGTCTTGAAGCCAAAGAAGAAAGAGTTGGTGATCTGATGCTACAAACGCCAAAGTGCTACGAGAGGCGATGCCGGCAGTTTGCTGGAGTTGCGCAGCCAGACGGCGATGAATCCAGCGAGAAGCCGATATGCCGCGCTTTCCCGAACGGCATACCGGCGGAGATCAGCTACGGTGACGAGTTGCACCTGAACCCCTACAAAGGCGACAACGGGATCGTATACGAGAAGGCGAGTGCCGATCATGACATGAATGCTGGGCCGGAATTGAAGGAAGGCGAGGAGTGGATAAGAGCTGAGCCGGATGAGGAAGAGGAGGATGAGGAAGGAGAGAAGTCAATCGAGGTGCGAAGCGCGATTCGTAAGGCGATCGAGGAATCCCGCATCAAGCAGTACGAGGAGATAGCTGAGAGTTTGGAGGGCGTTCTGGACGACTACTTCGCGGGATCGGTTGAGCGGATCGTGTCTGGCCTTGGTTCGGATTGGACTCCTGATCCAGAGCACGTCGAGGCACAGGCCGCCAAGTTACTGGACGAGAACTTTGATGCGGACCTAGAGTCGACCAAGTTGATGGAGGCCGCGGCCGCGCCTCTGCTGGCTGCATTCGGCAAGGCAGTGGCACAACAACGAGAAGAGACGAAGAACATCAAGCGGACCAAACCACACCGGACTAAAAAGACTCGGCGAAAGCCGACGACGGCCGAGCAGTTTGTAGGCAAGTATGATCTCGACGTGCCGGAGCTATCAGACATCGTGGATGAGTTTCACATTAGCCTGCGGATGCCGGATTGGATGGTGGAGCAGGCCTTCGAGACGTTGGACGAAACATTCAAGCGGGATTACTGGCGTGAAGGCATTGCCCCGAGCACTCGCCGTGACGTCGAACGAACGCTGAAGGCCGCGATCGAAGAAGGACTGAATAGCCGCGACATAGCCAATCGGCTGGTGGAGCAGCATGGGCGGCGGTATACCCAGGCAAGAGCAACAGCAGTGGCTCGTACCGAGCTTGGATCCATGCTCAATAGTGGGCACTCGGCTGGAATTGAAGAGTTGGCAGAAGATACGGGGATCGAGATTCGCAAGGAGTGGTTGTCGGCCCTCGGGTCAACTACGAGGTTATCGCATGCCGCTCTCCATGGCACTTTGGCAAACGACGACGGGATGTTTGATTTGGACGGCGTTTTGATCCCGTATCCAAGTCACCCAGACCTGCCAGCAGAAAACCGGATAAATTGTTTATGTACCGTAATAAGCAGCATTCTGTGAGGTGAGCCGATGGGGCACTTCCTATATGGAAACTGTCGAGGCAAAGCCAAACAGTCGATGCTTGTGATGCTGGAGTTGGTTGCGACTGGAATATTTGCTGTGCCGATTCTTTGGCTCTGGGTTCAGTTCATCAAGTTCTGTCTGTGGCTGATTGAGAGGGGTTGGTGAGCCATGGGATTCAGCGATCGTTTCTCAAAGCTACGCAAGCAGATGCCAGACGTCGACGTTCTGGAAGGCATCGCCGGTGCGATCTGCGACGGTTGCGGCACAACGGTAGTGATCACATGTGCTGGCCAGATACCGGCGCCGCCGAAGCTTGAGGGTTGGGTAGAGACGATGGCAGGCGACTTCTGCCCGAGGTGCGCTGTATCGAGCGAAAGGAACTGAGCATGGCCGACTCGTCCTACGTCACATTCCAGCGAATGTTCATTCTGATTGATGAACACGACACACGAAGGAAACCGACTGTAATGGCCGACACGTTGCTAGACTTCTCAAACAACAACTTCGAGAGTCTCGATAGGTTTTTGGAATGGGGTAAGACATACAGGATAACGATTGAGGAGGTGCAAGATGCCAGTGCTGGCACCGAGGGGTGAACCGAACGTATCGATGGACCAGGTCCGGCAGAAGCTTGCTGAATTGGACAAGCCGCCGGAGCCGAAGCCATTCGACAAGCATTCGCTAAAATTGGCAAAGCAGGTGGCCTCTGGCTGGATTACATTGACTGATAAGTCAGAGGAGCGAAGGCTGCTGACTGGCTTGCTGGAGCACATGGAGAAGGGGTGAAGTATGTACGGGTTGACAGACGATTTAGCTGAGCAGGATCTTGAGATCAAGGAACTCGAGAGGCAAAACAGCAAACAGGCCGCTGCAATTGATCTGGCGTTGGGTGCCTTGGCAGAGATCGCATTCAACGAGGACATATCGCTAGAAGTGGCCAGGCGGAAAGCAGGGAGAATCTATAACGATATTCGCATTGCACTGGG